ATATAAAGGTAATCTTTTCACGACTTGATGTTGCGATTGAAAAGATTACTGATGTATCTAGTTGTGTTAATCGTATGTTAGCAGTACATGAAGAAAAGATTGCAAATGCTGAAGAAGCACAAATAAGAGCAAATACAGAATTTACACATGACATAAAAGAATTACATTCCAGAGTTACATCAAACTACAAAGAACTTACTGAAATGATACAATTACACCATAAAGAACAAGCTCTACACATACAACAACTACAGAACGACTTAAATGGTCGTGTGGGTATACTAGAAAAGTGGAGATGGTTGATTATCGGTGGTGCAATTGTAGTTGGATTTGCCCTGCAAAAAATGCCAATTTGGGGTTGACAAACCTTTTATTTTGATATATAATCATATTCATGTATATCGAACAAAAGTATCTAAATATAGTTTCATCACAGTTACTAAGATTTAAAAAGACTAACGATTTCGTTTGGAACTTTCGTTGTCCTTATTGTGGTGATTCGCAAAAAAATTCTTCAAAAGCTCGTGGATTTGTGTTTCGTAAAGAATTAAATCTTATATATAAATGTCATAACTGCGGAGTCGGTGCTAGTTTCAAAAATCTTTTGAACCACATTGACCCCAAGATTTGTAATGACTATATATTTGAGAAGTACAAAAAGAACGAACCAGAAGTTGATATTGGTAAGTTCACACAACCAAAATTTATGAAAGGGCCATCTCCACTCAAATCACTTAAAAAAGTATCATCATTAAAATATGACCATCCAGTTAAGAGATTTGTAGAGAGTAGACAGATTCCGTCTAAAGTCCATTATGAATTATTTTATGCACCTAAATTTTATGAATGGGTGAATAAAATTATACCAAATAAGTTTCCCTCTTTGAAGGGCGACCATCCAAGATTGGTAATACCATTCTTAGATGAAGATAACAAAATGTTTGCGTTTCAAGGAAGGGCGTTCGGAAATGAGATACCAAAATATATTACCATCACGCTTGACCCAGACAAAAACAAAATCTATGGTCTTAATAGACTCGATACCAAAAAACCGAAATTAGTAGTAGAAGGCCCCATTGACTCATTGTTTTTGGATAATTGTATTGCTGTCGGTGGCGCGGACTTTACGAGGTTAGAGAAAGAAAACACAACCATAGTATTTGATAACGAAAGAAGAAATTATGAAGTTTTGAAACAAATTGAAAAAACAATAAATCTAGGATATAACGTAGTGTTATGGCCTGATAATATAAAAGAGAAAGATATAAACGATATGGTTATATCTGGAAAGACAAAAGACGAAATACAAACTATAATTAAAAATAACACTTATCAAGGTAATATGGCCAAGATAAGATTTACTACATGGAGAAAAAGAAATGCCTGATAATTTTTTACCAACCTCATATCAAGAATTTATACACCTATCAAGATACTCAAGATGGTTACCAGAAGAAGGCCGTAGAGAAACTTGGAATGAAACTGTAACTAGATACTTTGATTTTTTTACAGACCATTTAAAGGATATGACAGGTTATAAATTAGATAATGATTTGAGAAATGATTTAGAGGTTGCAGTTCTAGAACAGAGAGTGATGCCATCAATGAGGTGTTTAATGACCGCTGGAGAGGCTCTCAAGAGAGAAAACATTGCAGGGTATAATTGTAGTTATGTGGCTGTCAATCGTATTCAGGCATTTGATGAAATACTTTATATTCTTATGAATGGAACTGGTGTTGGATTTTCTGTGGAAAGACAGTTTGTATCAGAGTTACCTATGGTAGCTGAGGAGTTCCATGAAACTGATACTGTAATTGTGGTAGCAGATAGTAAATTAGGTTGGGCAAAAGCTTACAAAGAATTAGTTGGTTTACTTTATATTGGTCAAATACCAAGATGGGATTTATCTAAAGTAAGACCAGCAGGTGCTCCACTAAAAACTTTTGGTGGTCGTGCATCTGGGCCAGCACCATTAGAAAATCTATTTAATTTTACTGTAAATGTATTCAAAGGTTCACATGGTCGTAGACTTTCATCATTAGAGTGTCACGATATTGTTTGTAAAATAGCAGAGGTAGTTGTAGTAGGGGGTGTAAGACGAAGTGCACTCATAAGTCTTTCTAACCTCTCTGACGATAGAATGAGGCATGCAAAGTCTGGACAATGGTGGGAACAGAACGGACAGAGAGCACTTGCAAATAACTCTGCCTGTTACACAGAAAAACCAGATATGGGTATTTTTATGGAAGAATGGACAGCACTTTACAATTCAAAGTCTGGTGAAAGAGGTATTTTTAATCGTGCATCTGCAAATAAGATGGCTGAAAAAAATGGTCGTAGAACTATTGAGGGTTATCAGTTTGGTACAAATCCTTGTAGTGAAATAATTTTAAGAGATAGAGAGTTCTGTAATCTTTCAGAAGTTGTTGTAAGGTCAACTGATACTAGACAATCTTTATTAGAAAAAGTAAGACTTGCAACTATACTTGGAACTTTTCAATCTACACTTACGAACTTCAAATATGTATCTGCAGCTTGGAAAAAGAACTGTATGGAAGAAAGACTCTTAGGTGTTTCACTTACTGGTATCATGGATAGTCGTATGACAAATGGTAAAGAAAGACATCTTGAAGAATTACTAGATACATTAAGAGAAGAAGCTGTTGCAGTAAATAAAGAGTTTTCTGAAAAATTAGGTATTCCACAATCTGCAGCAATCACTTGTGTAAAACCAAGTGGAACAGTATCACAATTAGTTGATGCTGCATCTGGTATCCATGCAAGACATAATCCATACTACATTAGAACTGTTCGTGGAGATAAGAAAGACCCATTGACAAAGATGATGACAGATGTAGGATTTCCAGTTGAAGATGATATTATGAATCCACAGAATACAGCTGTATTCTCTTTTCCTATGAAAGTGGGTTCTGGTGCAGTATTCAGAACTGACATGACAGCTGTTGAACAATTAGAACTATGGTTGACATATCAAAAACATTGGTGTGAACATAAACCATCTGTTACAATATCTGTGAAAGAAGATGAGTGGATGCAAGTTGGTGCTTGGGTATATGAAAATTTTGATTATATGTCTGGTGTATCATTCTTACCATTTAGTGAACATACATATCAACAAGCTCCATATCAAGATACGAATAAAGAGGGATATGAGTTTCTACTGAAACAAATGCCTAAAAAGGTTGATTGGTCTAAACTAGCAGAATATGAGAGTCAAGATATGACTCTAGGTTCACAAGAGTTGGCTTGTGTTGCAGGTAATTGTGAAATACAATGAAACTAATTGTATGTGAATCATGTGATGCAGAGTTTCGCATAAAGCACGATATGGACAAACGACTATATACTATAGAGTATTGTCCATTTTGTGGTGATGCTCTGAATGAAGACCTCGAAGATGAGGTTGATGATGATTACGAGGAAGACTATGACTAATTGTACAAATTGCGGACATGAATCTCATTGTGGTGATATGTTAAAAAAAGACTTACAAGGGGAAGGTGAGGCAATAGAAATCTGTAGAAACTGTATTTGTGAATTATGTAAAGATGAAGACAAGCTCAGCCAAAGCTAAAGGAAGAAGATTTCAACAATGGGTTCGTGATAAATTAATAGAAGTTCTTGACATACACCCAGAAGATATAGAAAGCCGTTCTATGGGTGCTGGTGGTGAGGACTTAATTATGGCACGTGCTGCAAGAGAATCTTTTCCATATTCCATAGAATGTAAAAATCAAGAAAAAGTTAATCTATGGGAATCATATAAACAAGCACAAGAAAACTCTGGTAAATATGAGCCAGTAGTGTTTATCAAAAGAAATAATCATAAACCATTAGTAGTTGTGGATGCAAATTATTTTATTAATTTGCATAAAGGCCCTTGACATACTAATAAAAGCCTGATACTATCTAAGAGTAAGATAAAGAGAGAGGTTTAAAATTATGAAAAATATTTATTATAAAGTTACCTATCCAGATGGAGATTTTGAATATTGGACATCTGTTGAAAAGGAAGAAGTTGAGAGATTAGAAAAAGTTAATGGTGGAAAATTAATTATTGAAAAAGTAGAGGGAGTTGAGTATGAGTAAGATTAAAAATTATATGATGGATATAGAGGAGAAAATTTACTCTATAGATGGTTTTGAAGACAAAGTTTCAGAATCAGAAAATACTTCAGAAGTCAAAGCTTGGGTTAATGAGAAACTTGGTTTGACTACATCATTTGATATCGGTATTGCATCAGATGTTGTAGATAATACTTGGAATGAATATTGGGGGTATTATGTATAAGTTTGATGTGTTTTTAATAAATTTTGGTTATGTCTGTGGTTGTTACAAAACCTTAGAACAAGCCATAAAGATGGGGAAAAAAACTGGTTTTCAGTTTGCCGTCTATGAAAACTTTCCTAATAAAATGGTATGGAGTGGATAGTGAAAAATATTTTAATAGCAACTTCGGTTGCTATACTAATGAGTACATCTGCATTTAGTCAAGATTGTAAATATAAGTTAATAGTAAAATTAGATGATAACGGAAAAATTTTATCTTCAAAAACAGAATATATCTGTAAAGAATCAAAACCAATTTTAGTGTTACCACCAAATACATACACAGAAATAAAAAAAGTAAGACCGCCAGTGGTATCTTATCAAGATTATGTCAATGGTAATTATTTTACTAATAATAAAGCCCTTGACTTCTTTTCAGTTTTAGTATATAATGTTAATTAAAAATGGAGATATGATTGTTTAAATTTATCATAGGAATTATTATCGGAGTGATATTAGTAAAATATAACATTTTGCCAGAGATGTTAGATTTTTTCGTTCAATCTGGCGCAGTAGATAAATCAATTGAAACTTTAGAGGACTTAAAGAAATGAAATATTATGGAGTAAGTGCTGTGGCACTAATGGTTGGATTGGGTGCATGTGCAAAAAACCCAGACCCAACTAAAATTGTGAATACACCAATGATTAAATATAAAACGGAAAAAGTAGAAGCAGCTGTTTCTAATGTTCCTAAATGGTATAAAAAGTTACCAAAAAAAGATAACTCTATTTTTAGTGTGGGTTCTGCATCATCGCCTGATTTACAACTATCAGTAGATATGGCAACACTTAATGCAAAGTACACACTTGCAGATAGAATTAATGGTAAACTAGATGGTATGATGAAAACTTTTATGACAAGGTTAGGAACAGATGAAGATATATCTGCAACTACAATGTCAGAAGTTGATAAAGTGGTCAAAAATATAATCGCATCAGTAGACGTTGCTGGTTACAATCCAAAAGAAATAGAAGTGTTTCCTAGTGGTACACAGTTTCGTGCATTTGTATTATTAGAATATTCTGATACAGAGGCTCGTAAGATTGTGATGAATCGTATGATGAAAGATAAACTTGTATATTCTAAAATTAAATCTACCAATGCTTTTCAAGAGTTAAAAAAAGAGGTAGAAAAATCTAAGAAAGAAGATGAGTCTAAATCTATAAGTAACGTAGTTACTAAAAAAATCACAAAGGACATGATGTGAGAAAAGAAAGACCAAAGCAAGGATTAACTGTCTTAGTTCGTGGAGATGACCTAAATGGTGCAATGCGTGTTCTAAAGAAACGTATGCAACAAGAGGGCATCTTCAATGAAATTCGTGAGAGAACTTCTCACAAAACTAGAAACGAAAAGCGAAGATTAGAAAAAGCAGCTGGTCGTAGGAGATGGTTAAAGAAAGTAGATAAACTAAAAGAACAAGGGAATTGGCCAAATGACTAAGAGAGGTTTAGCAAAAACTACTGTCAATGATGGTTGGAAACAACCAAAGAAACGTAAGCCTATGACAGAGGCACAAAGAAAAATTGCAAGTGCAAATCTTGCACAGGCTCGGGCAGCCAAAGCTCCAGCCAAAAATGATTCAATTCATTTCTCTGTTTTAGCCAAAGATGAGAATGATACTTTTTCAGCAAAGAATGTTAAGAGTTGGATTAAAACACAAAAAGAATTACTCTCTAGTTTACGAGGTGAAATGAGGAGAGATGTAAAAGGTGCAAAAGCTAAATATCATAATGCACAAGGATACATAACACAAATGAGGCATTATCTAAAACACGGCGATTGGTGTAGTGATTTTTATGGGCCTTATGAAGATAAGAGGGTTAAATGGCAGACGATAGTACCAAAGGGGTAGATAATGTAATAAGAGGGCCTTGGAGAACGACCAAGACTATTACTAAAGCTAAAAGTGAAAAGGTTGCAATAGATATGTTGTTTGTAGAGGACATGGCTGAGTCTGTTATGATTCCTATGATACAATCTTTTAATGAAAATGGTTTAGATATAAAAAATGATACTTTTGTTCAAGAGGTAGGTTTTATGAATGAGGTAGTTAAGTCTTTAGTGTTTAGACACTTGGGTTACAAACACCCAATGCAAGAGTTAATTAAAAATGTTATGAGAATAAAAACTGAACCTGCAGATGACACATACGCTATTTTTGATGGTGAGTTAGTTGACCAAATAAGTAAAGCTGCAGATGCTGTGATAAAAAAGGATAATGATGATGCTTGAGAAAATTGAAACCTTTGAAAGATTTAGTCCAACCATCATGCAGTTTAAAGTATCTGATAGATTTGTTAATATTGTTAATACCACAGGCGATGCAGTATTGCCTGATGATGGATTATCAAAGAAGTTTGATTTTTCAGATAACCTTGTTGGTAAAGTTTCTAAAGAAGTTAGAATACCAATACTTGATGAAGATGATAAAGAATATTACAAATCAACACTCAAAGATGGTTGTCTAGAATATCTGAAAACTATGATAGAAAAGAAAAGAGCGTATGAGTGGACAAAAGGTGGTGGTTCAAATGAGCCAACTAGAGATAATATTCATCTAGCACAATCTTGGATTGTAAGTCAGTATAAAAATGAATATAATCCATGGCACACTCATAGTGGTCATTTTAGTGGAGTTATTTATTTAAAGATTCCAAAGGATATGAATAAACAATATGATGAAGAATTTAAAGACCATTACCCAGCTAGTGGTTTAATAGAATTTATGTATGGAGAAAAGGCAGATTTTAGAAGTGATAATTTAAAGTTTAAGCCTGAAGTTGGCACCATGTTAGTATTTCCATCATGGTTAAAACATAGTGTCTATCCATTTTATGTTGACGGCGAAAGAAGGAGCATGAGCTTTAACGCTTATCAT